GGGTAATCAAAGTGATTCTCACGAGCAGCCTGAGCGAAGAGTAAGTCACTCTCCACATCAAAACCACTGTCAATCAAGGGTCGGAAGGCCGCCTCAAGGAAATCGGGTTCTTCAAGAAGAAACTCAACGTATAGCTCGGGGTATACCTCAGAAAGAATTCTGTTGTATAGATCAAAAGCTCCGTCTATCAAAGAGGGAACTCTCGGAACACGAGACAAATCGTATTCACTCGCCTTTAAAAGCGATGATGCTTTAATATACCACGGCCAATCACAAATAGGAGGATTAAACCACCCATTCGAGAATAACGCCAACTTCTGGCAAAGTTCGACTTTCTTGGTAACCTCGCCTGGTAACGGAGTATGAAACTCTAACGCCATCGAAATAGCATTAAAGAAATCAATTTGCCTCCACTGGCCAGGGCGGATTATCAATGATTTGGTAATCGTAGCGCCAGCAAATTCCGCAACCCGTCCAGAAACATGAGACTTCTGAACAGAGATTGGAACATCCAACTCTTTCATGATCGTCGAGTAGGCTTCTGCGACCCGTTGATCGAAGATACATACGTCATCGCCTAAAACGACAAAGCATGACTCGGGGTTTGCCCCCACTTCGATCGCCAGACCGGCAATAAGCAGGTTATGGGATGTTGAAAACATGGACATAGAAGGGCGAAGGCCCAAGGGCTGCCCAGTGATCCACGCCAAGGATTTCCGGTCAAAAGATTGTGAAATCTCTGAACCAACCTTCCAGTCACCTCTACAAGCCCAATGAAGGGCGTCAAGGTAGTCCTGCGGGATACCCAGGAAACGCAGTAAATTAAGCTGCGGAATCAAAGGAAATCTACAAGTCGCTGTTGTTAGGTCGAAGGACCAAACAGTACCGATGTTCAGGTGTGTTTGCACCCGTTGGGCACCGTCCAGCTGGTTGTAAGTACAATCCGTAGGGATCCTCTTCCGAGCCATATCCACAAAATCGTGGACTGGGGACAGAATACACTGTACTATAGTATAAGGAGCAGCAAACATTCGAAGTTTACAACCCCCCTCTTGAGAAGCGTGTATCTCACCGACGAATTGAACCTCATCGAGAGGTTCAGCATCCAAGAGCTGTTTGATGGCTCGAGGATGTATGGGCCAGAAAACTGACTCAAAATCCGTCACCTGAAGTACAGGTACGTTCC